CAGATCGTCGGCGGTGGCATGCCGAAGGGGTATTTGAACATGTTCGCCCAGGGGACTGGCCCCTCGGAAGTGGCGATCATGATCCATCCCTACATGCCGCAGGGCACGATTTTGTTCCGGCCGAAGAAACTACCCTACCCGATGAACAATGTTCCCCAGTTGGAGCGCATTCTTTGTCGGCAGGATTACTATCAGTATCAGTGGCCGGAACGTTCCAGGAAGACGGAATATGGCCTTTATACTGACCAAGTCTTCCAGCATTACTTCCCCGTTTCTTTGGCCGTGATTTCGAATATCACGCCATCCTGATCGGGGCTGGTTCGGGGCCGCCTTCGGGCGGCCCCATTTCGTTCGGGGACCAGCGTCGGTAAATGCCTGCCGGCAACCAGGCAAGGGTGTCCGTGCAATGCCGTCCAGCTGGTACGTCGAGTTCTTCACGCAGGTCGAGGCCGCGGCCAACGCGCTGCTCGGCCTGATGGCACGCAGCGAAACCACCGTCCAGCAGCTCGAGGCGAGCCATCCGCTGGTCGCCGACGCGATCCGCATCGCCCAGGCGGATTTTCCCGGGATCGCGAGCTACGCGCATATCGCCGAGGCGGTGCTGGCCGCCGCCAAAGCCGGCGCGCAGGTCGTGGCCGACGCCAGCGCCACCGCGCTCGATGCCTCGGCGCGGGCGAATTCGATTTCGGGCACGTTTGCGTATGCAGGCGGAGGCGTGGTGCGCGTTGGATAGCACTTCGCAGAAACCTGGTAAGCCCCCCGGCAGATTTCGGGGTGGCGCGCAAGGGTAGCAAAGTGCGGTATTTACGTTACCGCAAGAAAGGGCCGAGCCATGTTCACGCTTCCATCCGTTGGCCTGCAGTCGACGCTCGGCAGGCCGTTCAAGCTGATCTCCGAAAAAGGCACCCTGCTCGGCGTGCTGACGGTCCCGCATTACGTCGCCGATATGCTCGCCGTGCGGGAAATCGTGCAATTCGTGATCGATCCCCCAGTCTGTTTCACGCGCTCGTTTTTCGATGAAGCGATCCCGCCGCCCCACGTTGTTCACGAAGGACTTATCGTGCGGACCGCTCGCGCCGAGTTCCGCCAAGACGGCGTGCAAATCTACGGGGTGTCGCTGGAAGAGCTGGAGAAGGTGCCAGGCTGGAGCTTCTCCCCGAGTGCCGCCTACCTGCGCAGCCTGATCACCGAGTAATTCGCAACCAAAAGGAGAGCATCATGCCGATCCTCATCGCTCCGCCCAACGTCACCGCCATCACCACCTCCACCGGCCACACCTTCGAGCCGGTCGACGGCGTCATCGATACCGGGTCCGCGCCCGGCCCCGCCGTCGACGAGCTCAAGCGCGTGCACAGATGCACGGTCGCCACCGACGCTGAAATCTCCGCCATCGACGCCCGCAAGATCATCACCGAACCCGGCGCGCGGGCGGTGGCCATGTCGAAGGCGGAAATCCTCGACGCACTCGCCGCCGAGTTCCCCGAGGCGGTGTTCGACCGCCGCGGCTCGCTGGGCTCGCTGCAGAAGCTGCTCGAGGGGCTGCGCGCGGATCGCGCGGCGGCCGAAGCTGCTGCCGCCAAGCTCGCCGCCGATGAGCAGGCGGCCGCGAGCCAGGCGGAGGCCAGCCAGGCGGCCTGACCATGTCGGGGGCGCTGAACGCGCAAATCATCACGCTGGCGCAGGCGCAAAGCTGGCTCCAGCTGGATGGCACCGAAAGCGAGGACGTGGTCGACGCGGCCGTGCAGGCCGCCACCGACGCCGTCATCGACTGGCTGCAGTGGGATCCGCGCCTGCTCGGCCGAGTCGAGCAGCTCGACGGCACCTGCGGCTACGAACTGCCGGTGAACTATGCGCCGATCACCGCCGTCTCTGCGATCAACCTGATCAATCCCGCGCCGTGCCCGCCCTGTCCGATGGACATGACGACCGTCTCCTGGGATCCGGTGCGCCCGCTCATCTTCTCGAGCTGCGGGTTTCCGGGCGGCATCGCCAACGTGCAGGTCTATTACACCGCCGGCTATGCGCAGCTGCCGAGCCCGATCACCCAGGGGGTGCTCTACACGATCTCTGCGATGATCGCCGGCTCCGGTGTCGATTTCAACGCGACCGGCGAGGCCTTCGCCGGCGTGATTGCGCAGAACTGGCAGCCGGGCGGCCCGGCGACCGTGCCGCTCGCCGCGCAGACGCTGCTTCGCCGCTACCGCATCAAGTGGATGGTGTGAGCAGCCGAGTCGCCCAGAAGGTCACCGACGCGATCCGCCGGCGCGGCCGCGACATCCTGTACCGCGCGCCAACCGGCACGAACACCGTTCCGCCGATGATCAATCCGCCGGTGCTGGTCGCCCCGGTGCTCGCGGCCACGGTTGCCGCCGGCGACACGACGCTCGCCATCAACGCGACCTCCGCGCGCGGGCTGATCGTCCCGAACGACATCCTGACGCTCGCCGGCCAGCAGCTGATCATCACCGACGTGGTGGCCAGCAGGACGGTCACTGTCGGGGTGCAGCCTGGCTTCGACGATGTGCCGTTCTTTCCGCCGATCAACGCCGCCCAGGCCGCCGGGACGCCGCTCACGGCGACCTGGTCGGCCGACGTCACCGTGCGCGCCTTCGTCGAGCGCTATCCGGAGCGGCTGGTCGACGGCAAGAACATCCTGGTGCGCGATCTGCGTGTGAAGATCGGGGTGTTCCTTTGCCCGATCACCCCGGACGACACCGCCGAGCTCATCATCGACGGCGACATTCGCAAGATCATCAATGTCGATCCGGTGTATGCGGGCCCCGACCAGACCAGTTGGGAAATCCAGGCGCGATGAGCGGCACCACCTACGGCCCGTATGACGGCGACGCCGTCGAGATCGATCCGTTCTCCCGCGCGGTGCATAAATGGGTCGCCAAGGCCGGCGCGCGGGCCGACCAGGCGTATCTGGCGATCGTGCTCGACATGGTCGCCCGGGTGAAGGAGCTCACCCCGGTCAAGACCGGCTATCTGCGGTCGAACTGGACGGCGGTGCGCGCCGGCGACGCGCAGCCTGTCGCCGGGCGGGTGAGCTCGGCGGAGGAGTCGCTGCAGGATTTGACGATCGCCGACAACGTCGTGATCGTAAATCCGGTGGTCTATGCGCGCCGGGTCGAATACGGCTTCGTCGGCACCGACAGTCTCGGCCGGCATTTCAACCAGCGCGGCGCCGGCATGCTGGCGCGCACGGTGGCGGAGCTGCCGAGCATCGCCGAAGCGGCTGTCAACCGCGTCATCGCCGACCAGAGCCCCGTCGCTGCGTGATCACGGCCCAGGACATCGATGACGCGTTCACCGCGGTCTATCGCACGCTGTCGGGCTTCGGCGCGCTGCAGACCGACGGGCAGCTCTTCGCGCCGCAGGAAGAGGTCCCCTACGCCTTCGGCCGGATGTCGGCGATCGTGGCGATGCCGGGCGGCTACGGCGCCGACTCGGTGATCAACTGGCGCGGCACCTACACGATCCTGGTGAACTCCCCGCGCTCCCTCGGTAAGCAGTTCGCCGGACAGATGGCCGCGACCGTCATCGAGGCGTTTCCCCGCGCGCTCTCGGTCGTGACCACGGCCGGTCCGGCGATGCAGGTCGACCTGGCGCAGGCCGCGCCGGCGGATGACATGGGCGACTGGATCACGATCCCGGTCAACGTGAACTGGTTCGGCACCGACCCCTGAGGTCGCAGCGGGGACCAACGCACCCGATCACACCTCATCTTCGGAGGTGCTGGCATGCCGCTGGTCGAAACATCCAATCCGACCTCGTTCGGCCGGGGCGTCAACAAGACCGTCTGCCTCGCCCAGGAAACCACCTTCGGCGTCCAGGCGGCGGGCCCAGGCCAGCTGCTGCGCCGCGTCTCCTGCATGTTCAACGTGAACGCGCCGCTGATCCCGTCGAACGAAATCGTGCCGTCCATGCAGATCCGCGACAGTAGGCAGGGTCCCCGCCAGCTCTCCGGCACGTTCAGCGGCCAGCTGGCACCCGGCGCCTACAGCCTGTTTCTGCAGGCGCTCATGCGCGCCACGTACATGTCGCCCACGACCAGCGGCGTGAACCCGCTGACGGATCTCACCGCCGCGAGCCAGCAGGGGGGCTCCGCCGCGGCACTGACGAGCAACTCCAGCAACTTCCGCACGATGGGCTTCAACATCGGCGACGTCGTCCGGCTCAGCGGCCTCGGCAGCACCGCCTATGCGGCCGACGACAACATGCCGCTGATCGTGCAGAGCATCGGCACCAACGGCGCGCAGATGATCGTCTCGGTGCAGTCCGGGTTCGTGTTCTTTGGCACCGCCCAGAGCGCCAAGATCTCCGGCGTGAAGAAGCTGATCATGCCGCAGACCGGCGTGGTGCAGCCGAGCTTCACGATCGAGGAATGGTACAACGACGTCGGCGTGTCGGACCTCTCGCTGGGCTGCACCGTCACCCAGATGCAGATCCAGATGCCGGCGCGCGGCTTCTGCACCTTCAGCGCAAGCTTCACCGGCCAGAACCAGGTGGAGAGCAGCGCGCAGGTCTACACCGCGCCGACGGCGCCGAGCACGGCGACCTCGCTGATGATGCTCGGCGGCCAGGTGCTCTATAACGGCGTCATCATCGCCTACATGAGCAACGCGACGCTGTCGATTTCGTCGCCGACGCAGGCCGATCCGGCGATCGGCTCGAACATCGTGCCGGCCGTATTCCTGGGCAACATCTCGGTCACCGGCAGCTTCACCACGCTGATGGCGAACGATACGATGACCAACGATTTCCTCGCGGAAAACGAGGTCAGTCTGCTGTTCCTGCTGGCGACCAGCCAGTCGGCCTATGCCGGCTTCGTCACCCTGCAGATGCCGCGCTGCAAGCTCGGGGCTGCGACCAAGCAGGACAGCCAGACGGCGATCACGCGGTCGTTCAACTTCCAGGCCCTGGAGAACATCACCGTGGCAGACGCCGACGACAGCACGCTGATCATCAACGATAGCGGCGCCTAAAGCGGGGCGCCGCCGCGATGGATATCGCCGGCCTTACCTTTTCGATCGACAGCAGCCAAGCCAACACTGCCAAGGACAATCTGTCCGGCATGGCGAGCGCTGCCGACCAGGCGGCCTCCAGCACCGACCAGCTCCGCGAGCGGCACGAGCGGTTCATTGCCGTCACCAAGGACCTGACCCAGAGCCTGGCCGAGCAAAGGCGGCAGTTCCAGGAAACCACGGACAGTTTGCAGGGCGCGATCGAGGCGATGGACCGCGCGCGGGATGCGTGGTCGCGCGCGGTCGGCTCGTTCAGCGTGTTCCAGGATGCCCGCACCCACGTGGAGGCGCTGGGCCAGGCCTTTGCCGCCACCAGCACTGGCCTCGACCAGTTCGTCGCCAAGGCGAGGCAACTGCAGCTCGACAGCGGCGAGACGGTGATTGCCCTGCAGCGCATCACCGACGCGATCCAGAACATGACGCCGGGCGGCATGGCGACCCGGGGCTTGCTCAACCAGCTCGGGATCGATCCGGGCGGCGATCCGAACAATGCCGCCAACGTGCTGCAGCAGATCTATCAGCGCCTGTCCTCGATGCAGGACAGTGTCGGCAAGTACCGGGACGCGGCTGAGCTGCTGGGTCCGCTGACGCCGGACGATTACGCGCGCATCTCGGCGCCGCAATACGAGACGATCCCGGCGATGCGCAACCGGCTGCGGCAGGAAGCGGCGCAGCAATATAACGACACGACGCTGCGTAATGCTGCCCTGGGTCAAAGCCAGACTGACCTCGACACCCAGCAGTTCGATGACCTCGGCAGCTACTACGATTTGAGCCGTTTGACCGACGACCAGCGCGTTGCGCTCGCGCGCCGCGCTGGGATTTCTGTCGACCAGACCAGGCCTTCCTTGGGGATTTTTGCTGGACGCGAGCGCGATCTGCCTGCGCTGCGCTACCTGCGGGCCAACCCTAATGACCCGGCCGCCCTGCTCGCTTCGTTCGGACGCAACCCCAATGATCTGACGCCCCAGACCTTTGGCGGCGCGCTCTACCAGCATTACACCGACGGCAGCTTCACGGCGAACATCGCCGACATCAACCGCGGCTATTCCGAGGATCTGGCCCAACTCGGGTATTTCCCGGCGCTGGGCAACAGCATCGTCGGCCAGTTGCAGAACCTGTTCCCGACCGGCGACCCGTGGGGCTACCGGCCACGTCCCTACGTCGACGGCCGCACACCTGACCCGAACGACGCCATCATGCGCGACCAGGCGGCGGCCCGTCGCTTGGCCAACTACGGGTATGACGACCTTTCCGCCTACCAATCGGCCTCAAGCGACATCCGCGACCTCCAGCCCTGGAGCACGCGGATGGATTTCGTGAATGCCTATGGCTGGCAGGAGGGCCAGGCAAGGTATTTCCAGACGTTGGACGCCGCGCGCGCCCGGCAGGGACGGGCGCTGACGCCGGCGAGCGACCAGATCGCCGACCTGCAGAGCCAGGGCTATTATGCGAGCTTGCCGGTCACCGACCGCGCCCGCGCCGGCGCGCTCCAGCGCTTCATGGGCAGCAACGGGATCCCCGGAAATGCCGCTGCGCTCTACGGGTCCGGCATGTCGCTGGACGACGCGATCAGCCAGCTCCTCACGCCGGGCCAGAGGGGCAGCTTCAACACCGAGCAGGGCATCTCCTATTCGACCAACACCCAAATCGCCCACCAGGATGCCGAGCAGTCGATCAGCGAGATTTCACGGCTGGCAGCCGTCGCCTCGCAGGGCGCCGCCGCGGTCGAGACCCTGAAAACCCAGCTCGACACCGAAAACTCCCTCCTCGACAAGAACCAGGACAAGACGAAGGCGGTCTCCGACGCCCTTTCGGAAATGACCGCGCGCCGCCGCGAGGCGGCCCAGACGACCTATGGCGACGAAGGCTTCGCCAACGAGCAGTCGCAGCGCCTGTTCGATGCGGTCGCCGGCGCAGGCCCTGGCGCGGCGTCACGGGCCGGCGCGCAGCTCAGCGCCGGGCTGACGAACGACATCCTGAACCGCCAGCGAAGCAACCCCGAGTATGACGCCGCCACGCTCCGCAGGCTGGGCATCGACGCCAATGCCCTCGAAGGCCTCGGCACGATCCAGGGACGTCTCGGCACCGCGCAGGACGCCTACACGACGGCGCAAGCGCGGCTTGCCGGCTCGATCATCGGTGGTGGGACAGGCGCCTCGCTCGAGCAGCAGGTGCAGAACGCGCAGGAGCTGGCGAAGGCCTATGCCGAGGTGTCGGCCAAGGGCGGCGACGCGGTCGAGACGTTCAACGACATCGCCGGATCGATCGGCACGCTGAGCGACCGCGCGACGCAACTGAAGTTCGACGCGGAGAATTTTGCGCAGGCGCGGTCGCTGGAGGCCGCCAATAATTTCACCGCGGCCGGGATCGGGGCCAGCGGCGACCAGCGGCAGTTCCTGGGCGCGGTGCAGCAGGTCTATCAGGCGAACGCCGCCAACCCGGCGCTCAGCCCGCTTTTCGTCGGGGTCGGCGGCCGGACGCTGCCCGATATCGACCAGGCGACGCAGCAGCAGATCAATAGTCTTTCTGCCCGGTTCGGTGTGGACCCGGCCACCGCGCTCGCCGTGCTCCGCAACGAAGGCGGCGGCGATCCGAACAACCAGAACCCGTTTTCGATGACGCCTGCCGCCGTCCAGGCGGCCCAGCCGTTCCTCAACCGCGCCGGCATCGCGCCGGGACAGGGCCGCACCTACGGGCTCGCCCAGGGGATGGGCTACCTCGCCTATTTGCAGACCGTCGTCGGCAACGATCCGCGGGCGCTGGGGGGCGCGTTCAACCGGGGGCCGAGCGACCCGGCGTTCCAGCATTTCATGATGTCCGGCATGACCGATACGTCCCAGATGGACCCGGTCGCCGCGCAGTACGAGCGCAATATCGGGCTGCTCAGTCCGGAGGAGCTGCAGGCGGCCGAGCGCGCCAATCCCGGCACGTCCCGCTATCTCAGCCAGCTCCTGCGGCAGCAGAATGTGAACAACGTCGCCCAGGAGACGCAGGCGCAGCAGTCTTTCACCGCGCAGAGTGCTGCAAGCGCCGCTGCGACCCGGCTGATCGCGGCCGGGCAGCCAGGTGCTGCCCAGCTCGCCGGCGCGAGCTACCGCGATCCGACGGCGACGTCGATCGCCGCGCAGGGCGACGAGGCGCGCCGCATCGCCCAGGTGCAGCAGGACCAGGCTCGGACCTTCGCCGAGACCACGGCGCAGATCAAAGACCAGACCGACGCCAGTAACCAGCTCGCGGCCGCCTGGAGTGGCGGCGCAGAGGCGGCGGCCGCGGCCGAGCGCGCCAATGCCGCCTACAAGGACGGTCTCGCCGATCTGTCCAATCCGATGGCGCAGCAGATCAGCATGGCCGACCGGCTCGCCCAGGCTCGGGCGCAGGAGAGCGAAGCCAACGCGAAGGACAGCTACCAGACCGGGCAGACGATCGACGCGAATAACTACCAAGTCAGCCTGGGGATCGGCTCGAGCACGAGCATCGATCGTGCGATGACGCAGTACCGTGCGCAGCAATATGCGAACAACAACCTGGCGCTCACCCCGGATCAGGGCGCCGGATACGTCAACAATCAGATGAAGCTCTTCGACAGCAACCAGCAGGTTCAGGGGATGAACCAGGTCAACGAAGCCGCCAAGCAGATGGGCGACACGCTGCTCGACACGTTTCAGCGTGCCAGCCAGGGCGGCCAGAGCTTTAAGCACATCCTCGGCGATCTCGTCGAAAGCATCGGCGACATCATCGAAAAGCTGGTCTTCCAGAAGCCGCTGGAAAACCTGTTCAGCAATTTGCTGGGCGGGCTGTTCGGCGGCAACAACCAAGGCCTCGCCGCGCTCGGCAACGGCAACTGGATCGGCGGCGCCTTCGGCGGCGGCGTCGGCGGCCTGGGCGGCATCGGCGGCCTCTTCAGCGGCGCAAGCGCAGTCGGCATCGATGGGCTGACCGACGCTGATCTGAGCCCCGTGGACCAAGCGATCGTGGATCCGAACAACGAACTGGGGATTTATAACAGCGTCAGCAGCAGCGGAGGCTTCTTCTCCGGGATCGGCTCAGCCCTGGGAGGTGCCTGGAACTGGCTCAGTTCCGGCATTGCGGGTCTTTTTGCGACGGGCGACGCCTTCATGGGCGGCCGGCCGCTGCGTTACCACGCGACGGGTTCGATCCTGAATGTTCCGACCGCATTCACCACGGCCGACGGCGGCATGAACTATGCCGGCGAGGCCGGCGACGAAGCCATCCTGCCGCTCCGAAGGCTGCCGAACGGCAACCTGGGCGTCGGCATGGATGGCGGCGGGGGCGGTGGGATGAGCGGGCCGGGGATCATCGTCCAGGCGCCCATCACCTTCGCCGGCGGGACGAACTCGAACGGCTCGCAGATGGACGCGGCGAGCGCCGCCGCGCTGCAGCGCCACATCATGCAGGTGGTGAACAATGGCATCGCCGCGTCGGTGCTGAACATGCAGCGCCCGGGCGGGAGCCTGTGGAACGCGGTGCGCGCCAGCCAGGGCCAGACCTGATGGCCTGGGATACGTGGGTTCCCCCGCAACAGCCCGGCCAGAACGGCACGCAGTTCTCCGAGCAGCCGCGGCTGCTGCAGACCGATTACGGGGACGGCTATTCGCAGGTGCTGCCCGACGGGATCAACTACATCACCGGGCAGGCCGACCTGAACTGGAACTCCATCCTGGCCACGAACTGGGCGACGATCGTGGCCTTCTTCGAGGCGCATCTGTCCTTGCCGTTCCTCTGGACGCTGCCGGACGAGTCGGTCCCGCGCCAGTGGCGCGCCCAGAAATGGAGCAAGGGCTACGGCACGAACATCTGGCTGTCGAACTGCCAGGCGACGATCGTGATCGACTTCACGCCCGGGTAGGGCGCGCGGCGCTATTTCGTGGGTCGAGAGGTGGGGGGCTTGGTCAGCTCCAAGTAAGGTGGCGGAGCCAAGCGGAAGATCACGCTGTAGATGCCGTCCAGGGTCAGACTCTCTGCCGAAGCCCGTTGCTCCTGGTCGTGATGCATTGCCTTCAGCTCGGCCAGGATCGCGTCGAGCTTGGCCGCGATGGCCGGATCGGCGGTCTCAACCGTGTGCGGCTGCATGATCTGGGCCTGAGAGGGCTGAATGGCGCCGCCCACCATGCGCGCGAAGAAATAGCACCCGGCGAACGCCAGCACGATGATCGCCGCCCAACTGCCGATGAAGCCGATGCTCGCGAGCCAGCTCCGCTCGCGCCGGTCGCTCAGCATGGAATGAGGCTCGTCTGGGGTGCCGCCATGGATTTCCTCCTCGCAGGTTTCTGGTATATCGGAGCGACCCGGCGCGCAACAGAAACCGTTGCGCATACGGTCAGGGAGTGACGAATGGCACACGTGTACGAAGGCACGCCCGATGGCCGGCAGTCGGAAGAGGCGATCGCGGTCAGCCGTTTCCGCACGCGCTATCGCGCGCTGACCGATGACGAGAAGCGTCTGCACGACGACATCAAGGAAAAGGCGGCCGAGCTCGAGGCTCTGTTCGACAAGGTCCGGCCCGGTCGGTACCAATCGCTCGGCATGACCGCGCTCGAACAGGCTGTCATGTGGACGATCAAGCAACTCACATCCTGACGGAACGACCAATGGAAAACCTTGAAGAGGTCAACTTCTACCTGAGGACCGTCGACCGCCTTGAGCCCAACATCCACATGATCGACCCGGGGGCGTATTACGCCAGCGCCGCCATCAGCCTGCGGCGACTCGCCGACAGCGCGACCTATCTGACGAACGTCATCAAGGCCATGGTGCCGCTCGCCCTGGCCGATCCCGAGATCTCCGAAGACGTCAAAAAGGCGCTGAAAGGTCTGACGGGGTGACGGCGTATAGCTACGCCGAGCAGGAGCCGAAGATATATTCCGCGTCGGGCGTCGCGATGCTGCTAGCGATCCGCGACAGTGCCTTCGCGTTGCTCAAACAGGCCGGAGCCGCACGGAGCGCGGAAATCATCAGGCTGGCGTGCTTGAGCGGCGACATCTACGTGATGCATGCGTGCTTGGATTATCTGGTCAAGAACAACGATCTGCTCGAGCTGTCAGCGCCTCACACAGCCCTGCAGGCCCGCGTGTTCATCAGGGGGTCGGGTCACACCTGAATGGCGCGACACGTCACTGAAAGAAATCTGCGGGAACTCAGGGCCCAGATCCGCCAGCGCCTGATCATGGCCGATTTCGCCGCCGAAGGGACTGCCGACGATATTCGCTGCCTGCTTGCGCTGTTGAACGTCGAGGCCAGACCCGACTTTCCTGACCGGTCTCGGCTGAAAACGATCGCGACAGAGCTCCGCCGCGGCCTCTTTCAGGCACGCCACCCCACGCTCGAGACTGAAGCCTCGCCATCCCTATTGGACTGGATCGATCGTTACTTGCTGACGCTAGGGCCCGACCTGCTGGTTACCGAAGCCGGGCGGTTTACCCTGATGGCGCGCCAGAGAGACAGCGCCAGGCGAGCAAATCATGACGCCCAGGGGTTTGCCTCCTCGCACCTCGTACTGCCCCGTGAGACATGGCAAGGACTTCGCGTCCTGCAGTCTCAGTTCGAAAAGGCCCTTGGTTTCAAGCCAACGCGCGGACAGGTCATCGCCAGGCTGATCGAAGACCGCGTCAGGTCGTTGTCGGAAACAGCGGCCCATCAAGCTGCCGCGACAGACGCTGACGCATCTCCGCCAGCAGCGCCGGATCCGCCGGCGCCGGCGCCGGTGTGGCACCACCAGCCGGACCCGAGCATTCGACACACACCCATTCACGCCTAGAGGGAAACCAGAACGCACTGAAATGATGCAAGCACGACTCGCAGTAGGTCGGCGGCCGGTGATGTACCTCCGTCTGCCCGCACAGGATCGCGTCCCGCACCGCCGCGTCGCGACAGTCGCGATTGAGGCCAATGCGATACTGGATCAGGTTGCCCAGCTGTGCGGCGGAAAGCGTCATCGGAGAACGACCCCTGTGTCGTAACTATCTGCTAGCATCGAACCCGCCCGCGAAACAAGCCGGGCATTGAACTCCTCGCAGAAATTTGGTTGCTGTCGGACCCAGGGCCAAGCCCGCCATCTGTGACAACGCGGAGACAGCGCAGCGATGTTCGACGTCGAAAAGCTAGATACCAGGACCAAATCGGTCCGCGGGGTCGAGATGCAGCTGCTCGACCCGCGCACCGGCAAAGCCTTCACCACCAACGAGGGCAAGCCCGTCACGATCACCTTCTTCGGCCGCAACTCCGACGCCTTCGAGCGCATCGAACGGGAAATCTCCGAACGGCGCGTGGAGCGCGGCAAGCGCACCGTCGGCCAGGTCAGCCGCGAGGAAATCGACGGCGACCAGATCGACTTCCTCTGCGCGCTGACAAAGACCTGGTTCGGATTTTCCTCGCAGGGCCAGGAGTTCCTGCCGACGCCCGAGAACATCCGCGCCTTCTGGTCCGATCCGCGCTGGCAATGGGTGCGGCAGCGCGCAGAGACGTTCGTGTTGGCGGACGCCAATTTTTTGGCGGACTGACCCGCCGGCTCATCGCCTGGGCGGAACACGAATTCCGGCTGATGAAGCCGCTGCCGGACGGCGCCGGCACGCAGCGGGACGCGCTGCTGTCGATCCAGCGCCAGACCGGCCAGCACCAGAAGGAGCTCGACCCGCCCGCCCCGCCGCCGCAGGTGCTGCTGTACCTCTGGGAGTGGTTCTGGCAGATGAGCCAGGGGCGCCGCGTCGGCGGCATGGGCAGCGTGCTGCCGATCCCGCCCTCGGAGATCATGGCCTGGTGCCATCTCACCGGCATCCGCCTGAGCCGCTGGGAGTATTCGGTGATCATGGCGCTCGACGCCGCCTTCCTGCGCGTGTCAGCCGAGCGCTAGACGGCCGCAAAAACTTGAGCGCGGGACGAACCGGCGCCACGCACGCCCGCGACCGACAAAAGCAGGACAGGATGCGGGTGTGCCGGACGACAAAGAGGCTGACGGTGCCCACGCGCTGCTGCAGCGGGTCGCGCGCATCGAGGAGCGAAGCGAGGCGTTTGCATGGACCGTGCTCAGGACCGACCCGGCCGACATCGCCGCGATGCGCGCCGTCTATGCGAAGCTCGGCGTGGTCATCGAGGAGGAATTCCAGCGCTACGAGCGGCGCCGGAACTTCCGCCGGCGCCTGAAAGAAACGCTGTGGCACGCTATCCTGCCGATCCTGGCCGCCGTCATACCCTGGCTGTTCCCGCCTGTCGGTCAGTTCCTGCTGCAGGTCCTGCGGCATCTCATCGCTGAAAAGGGGTCGTGAGATGACGTTCTTCCATTACACGATCAATCACTGGAAGCGGGCCATCGCGCTCTTCCTGATTGGCATGGTGGTGGGCGCCTGGTGCTACCAGCGCGCGACGATCGACGCCGTCATCGTCCGCCAGCTCGACCGCAT